GGTTGCATCTGGATAAACACAACATTGACCTAGTGGAAAACCGCCGCATCGTTATGGCGGGAAAACTCCCAATCCTCCACGGCCACGAACTGCCGCGGGGGCAATCCTCGCCCGTCAACCAAGCCCGCGGCGCCTACGTTCGAACGAACCATTCCGTAATGGTCGGCCACGGCCACCGCACTAGTAGCCATGCACAGAGCAACCTTTGGCACGACGAAGCCTGCGCGTGGTCTACGGGCTGCCTATGCGACCTATCGCCCGATTACGCTTCGGTTGCGAATCAATGGAACTGGGGTTTCGCGATCGTAGACGTTGCGAAGGGCGGAACTTACTCGGTGGAAAACTTCCGCATCGCGAAGGATGGAGCGATTCGCACGTCGTGAAACTCTCGCCGGAATACTTCGCGCAGGCCAAGCAAAGGGCGCTCCGTTTCAGCGGTTGCCTAGATGCCGGAACTTCCGGCGCACTAGCCGGCGACGTTATGCGATTGCTTGCCTACATTGACGAACACAAACCCGGAGGAACGAAGATGGAAACGGAAACGATTTCGACCGATTGGATTCTGCAAGGTGAGCGCGAAATGAAAGGCCGCGGCGGGCCGCAGCCGGCAGTTGAGGAAGCCGCGCCCCGGCTTGTGGGCGACGGCCTGCTAACGCCAGAGCGCGAACCGTCGGCCGCGGAGCGTTTGCTATCGGATGCAATCGAAACCACCGCGGAGCGCCGCGCAAAGTATGCGCCGCCGCTGGAGCATTTCGCGCGAACCATCGGCGCGATCAATGCGATTTTCGCGCACAAACTTCGCGAGCCTTTCACGCCGGGGGATTGGGCGATTTTCATGCAGTTGGATAAGTTCGCGCGGCATCAAGGCCAGCCGCAGCGCGACAACCAACTAGATGCCGCCGGATACGCGGCGTGTTGGGCGGAAGCCGATCCGCAGCCATAGACGGGGCTGATTAGCGCCTGCCGCTATAGGCTGAAACCGGAGGCCGTAGCGGTGATATCTAGGGTGAGTTCGTGGCGCAAAGGCGGGCCGGAAGGCCGTGAGGCTTTGCCGCCCGCGGACTCCGTTGACCATGCCGCCACGGCCGGCACTCAATCCCAAAACTTTTGGGGCAAGGTAACGAGCCGCCCGCAGCCAACGCGGGCGGATATCGAATACGCGGCGTGGAAACTTGGCTGTAACTATGCGGCAGCGAAACGCGCGATAGAGGAAGGGCTGATTTAATGGCTGACAGTCTTTCCGATATTTTCTCCGGGTCATTCTCGACGCGCCTGCAATGGTCGCGCGTTGATTCGCAGGAAGTGGGCGCCGTTACCGATAAGCAAACCGTGGCCGGCTCCTACGCAATCGCGGACGGCTCGGGGGTGGCTGCCGCCGATATCGTCTGGTGCGACACGCGGACGATTCCCGCAAACTCTTTCGACGCGCTGGATTTGCTGGCGCTCACTCAATCGGTGGTGGGCGTTTCTGTGCCATGCACGATCCGGCAGTTGCGGGTTTTGCGCGTGGCGAATAACGACGCCACGGCCGGCAACGAAATCCTAGTAGGCAGCAACGAAGCCGGGACGATTTACGCATTTAAGGTCGGCCCCGGCTCGGAGGTTGCCGCCGTCAATCAGATAGACGGCTGGCCGGTTACCACCGCCAATAAAACGCTACGGATCGCGAACCCAAACGCTGCCGCCGTCGCTTATTCGATTTATTTGGTCGGAACTTCCGTAGCGGCGGGGGCGTAATGGCAACGGCCTTTTCTCTTACCGGCTCTATCCGCTTCGTGCCGAAACTCATCGACACGCTAGCCGCCACCGAAGTCACCGACACGGCAACCGCGTCGATCGCGTTCGGGTTGGCCGATGGCACGGCATCCGGGGCCGCTAATGGCTACTGGCGCGACGTTGTGACGGTGGCGCCCGGCGCGTCAGCGTCTATCGATCTGCGGGCGCTGCCCCTGATCGCATTCGGTGGCACAGGGACGCTATCGCTGGCGACGGTTAAAGCGTTGCTGATCGTCAACGGTTCGGAATCGGAAGGCGTATCGATCAACGCTAGCGGTTCGAATCTTTGGGCGGGCTATATCGCGGGCAGCGCAGCCATTGGGGCGCAGGCCGTTTGGCTGGCGTCGAATCCCGGCGCCGGCTGGCCTACCACTACAACCTCTCGCACGGTGACGATCGCCAACGCTGCGCAATCCGTTTCGCTCACCGGAACCCGCGCCACCGGCTCGGGAACCGTTACCGCTTTATCCTCGACGGCCGCGCTTCGCGTGGGGCTTGCGGTCAGCGGCACGGGCATACCGGCCGGCACGACGGTGGCCGCGATCAATAGCGCCACCAGCATCACGCTATCGGCCGCCGCCACGGCAAACGCCACGGGCGCGGCGCTGACGTTCACCAATCCTCCCGCTGTGCTGCAACTCTATTTCGTGGGGGTCAAAACATGATTTCCGAAGCGCCCGTAAAGGCCGCCGCCGATCTAGGTTCGTTTCCAGAACAGATTCGCGCGTTTATCGCGGTGGCGAAACTGAAAGCCGCTGACGGGCTGACGGTTGCCGAAATGTCGGAACTGATTGTATCGGCACTTCGCGTTGCGATGGCGGCCGTGGATTCGATGCCGTCAACCGGCCCCGAAAAAAAGGCGCTCGCGTTGGCCGCGGTCGGCGCCGTGTTTGACGCGCTCGCTTCATCGCTGGCCGTTCCATTTGTGCTGTATCCGGTTTGGTCTATCGCGCGGCCGATGGTTCGCGCCGCCGTGCTGGCCGCCGCATCCGGGGCTATTGAATCTATCTTGCCGTTGATCCGGGGGGCAAAATGATTACCGCGATTCTCGCGCTGTCTGCTATCGCCGCGGCGCTTTGGCCGTCGAGGCCGCCGGCAAACGATTTGTTTTCGCCCCCGGCTGCCGCGGCGCTATCAGGCGGAACCTACGAAGGCGCAATCCGCGCGCTGGCGACCGTGCGAAATCGATTGCTGGCAACTGGGGCGCTTACCGAAAAGGAGCGCTCCGCGGTGGACGCGCTGACGCTGGCGCTTGTGGGCGGGAGTGAAAAGCCATGACAGGAAAGACTCGCGCGATTCTGGTGGCGGCGCTCGCGCTCGGTTGCGTGGCGTCCTACGTTATGAACAGCGGCAACGACACGGCGCCGCCGCCGTCGCCGGAACCATCGGGCGGGCTTGTGCTTCGCGGGCTTTTTGTCGGCCCGTCTGCCGCGTCTGATTCCATCACGCTCGGCTGCCTATGCGACTCCCTTGCAGACGCGATCGAATGGGACGGCCAGCAACCGGAGCCGCGGTTGAAAGCCGGCGCGGCGTTTGACGATCTGCGGATTTGCGCCCGCGAGGCTCGGCTACGCGGCGACTCAATCGGCGCCCGGCAGCCGAAAGCCCGCGACGAAATCGAGCGCTATATGGTTGCCCAACTGGGAACCGATGGCGGCCCCGTGGATGCCGGCAAGCGATCCGCGTGGGTGAAAACGTTCCGCGAGATTGCGAGGGCGGCTACGAATGCGACGAAATAACGACGGGCTAGAGTGGCGGATTCTTTGCGGTATCGCCGTCGCGGTTGCGGTCGCGATGCTCTACACGGTATCCGCGCGAACGCTGACGCAATCGGTGGGCGGCGCGGACTATGGCTACACGCCAAACCCCGCCGGCACGCGCGAGTTCCTAGGCGAACTTGATCGGCCGACGTTCGCGCAGGCTGGCGCTGAGTCGATCGAAAAGGCAACCGGGGTAGATACGTTTTTGTACCGCTACGCGGACAAAGTTTCGCGCATCCGCTACGGCAAGCCGTTCGCGTGTTGGAATCAAGGCTCCGCTGGAACTTGCGTTTCCTTCGCGTGGGCAATGGGAAGTTGGATCGGCCAGAGCGTTGATTTCGTGAATGGCGAAGTAGGCGAAGCGCCGCTAATGGTGGCGACCGAAAACATTTACGGCGGAAGCCGCACAATCGGCCGCGTTCCTCCGGTGACGTTCGCGGGCTATTCGTGGGGGAGTTACGGGGCGGCAGCCGCGCGGTATGTCTGCGGCACGAAAGACGGCCGCGGCGGGATTCTGTATCGGCAGAAATATCCCGAATGCGATCTAACGCAATATTCGATCAACGTTTCGCGCGATTGGGGGGCAACGGGCTGCCCCGATACGTTGAATCGCGAGGCCAATAAACACACGGCCCGCGGGGTCGCATTGGTGGAGGATTGGCAATCGCTTTGCGCCAGCGTAGAGGCTGGATGGCCGGTTGCCATTTGTAGCAACGTTGGATTTGCTGCATCGCGCACGCGCTCGGCTGACGGCTATTTAAAGCGTGGCGGAACGTGGTCGCACGCGATGCTGATTGCCGGCGTGCGCCACGCAAAAAACAGCGGCGGCAAGGATGGCGCGTTGGTGGTCAACAGTTGGGGAACCGATTGGCTAGACGAAAAGAATAGCGGGCGCTGGCCTGCCGATCAGCCCGCGGGAACGTTTTGGATTTCGCGCGCGGATGCCGAAACCATTCTTTCGCAGGGTGATAGTTTCAGTATCGCCGGGGTCAACGGATTCAAATGGCGGCAACTCAATCACGGCGAGTGGATGACTCCCGCAGACCCGGCCACGTTAACCAGCGGAACCGCTGCGCCCGGTTTCGCGATTTCCTTTTGAGGTTTCCCCATGCTCCTTATCCGTACCCGTACCCTGATCCTCGCCTGCGCCGCGTGCGCGTTCCTTGGCTGGCTCTATTCGTCTGGCG